CCCTTGGACCGAAAAACAAGAATGTTCAGTTAGTGAATACCGGCGACCCACGAACGTGTGACCACGATTGGCGTGTTACCAAAATTGCGAACCCGTTGTTAATCCAATGTTCGTTCTGCAAGCACAAAACGGAAGTCGAATACGACCCACCAGCCGATGCCCCACTTACCAAGTTGCTAAAGTACACAGGGAATGTCGGCTAAACCCTAATAACTGTGGTACACTATAGACAGAATTGCCGAACAAGGAAATGGGTACAATGACGACCATCACGCTTGAGGAACTTGTGAACAAGATTCACACAGCCCTTGTACAAGACGCATACGACACCAACGACATCACCGCTTTGATGGACACGGCACTAAACCAAAAGGCAACTATCGAACACCTTGCGTCAGAAAACGCACGTTTGACAAATGCCGTGGTTGATGCTGGCGACCACATCACCAAGTTGGAAACAAAGATTGACAGTCTGGGCGCACTACAGACCGCACACCACCTTGTTCAGTACGCAGAAGAGTCTGATGTCAATTAGGCTTGATTGGTCGGAACCTGACGATTTTGGGCAGTCCGAAGCAAAGTACGGCCCATTCACCTTTATTGCTTGGCAAGGTAAGGAATACGGCGAACTACGTATGATTCGTCGTGACAACGTTGGTGGGATAATCGCCCCCATTAGCGACCTTTCCCTTTACGCTAGGGATATTGCCCAAGCAAAGTACTTGGCGGAAAATATGTCTATCGCCCTATTGCCCGTAGTGGAATACAATACTTTTACCCCACTTTATGAATAGCGTCTGCTAGGGTTGTAATCGTGTCGGCAACCCCCGTTTACCTTGGCGAAAAGCCATACGGCGTATCACCAAGTCGGGTAGGGCAAATCGAAAATTGCCCACGGCAGTATCAGTACTCCACCATCGAACGTTTGCCAGAACGAAAGAAGATGGCAACGTATCGTGGAACTGTCTTTCACGAAATCCTCGAGGAGATGTTTCTGCGCACCGTGGAAACACCACAGGAACGCACCATTGAACTGACAATGGCAATTATGCGTGAACTGATGCCAACGCTAATGACCGCTGAAATCGTTGCCGAAATGGAATTAGACGATATTGGCGCACAGACTTTTACCGCTGACGTAGCCAAGTACATTCGCAACTACTTCAAGATGGAAGACCCTACGACAATCACCACTGAGGGTATCGAAATCAAGTTGGATACCGATATGGGTGGCTGGTTGCTTCGTGGCATCCTAGACCGCTTAGACCGACGTGCTGATGGCGCACTAATCATTGTGGACTACAAGACCGGCAAGGTGCCACAGGATAAGTACAAGGCTTCGGCAATCCTTCCGGCAAAAATCTACGCCTACCTTTGCGAACGGGAACTAGGCGAACGCCCTGTCGAAATCCAACTGCACTACGTTCAGTTTGGAAAGACCCTAACTATTGAAGTGACTGACGCTGACGTTATCTACGCTGAAAAGCGTGTTCGTGAAGCGTGGTCAAAGATTGAAAACTGGTACAACGCCGGATACTTTCCACCAATCGCCAACAATCTGTGCGATAAGTGGTGTTCGTTCAAAAACATTTGCCCGTTATTTACAACGGTTTCTGACGACCCTTTCTAAGTCGGTTCCACCCCATCAGGTGTTTGACACTTGACATTTCCAAAACACCATTTACGCTTTCTTTGTCAAGACCATTGGGTTACCTACTGGTCAAGCAGAAAGTGAATTTATGGCTCGCAAACTAGTACGCCTTAGCATCAAGGAAACGTCGGGTGTTGACCACCCTGCGCACCTCCACGATGGTTGGGTCGTTATGAAGTCTGCAAACCCAGAAGAAGCATCTGCCCTGCTTGACGAAATCCGTCCTACTGAAATCGTTGCCGAAGCACCCGTCGTTGAAAGCGTGGAGTTTGAGGCACCTGTGGTGGAAACCACGGAAACGTTTGAGTTGGAAACCGCCAAGGCAGCAAACGCTGTTTTGGAAACCCTCAGTAATTTCAAGAAAGAAGAAATTATGTCACAGTTTTCTGCGATGGACACCGATGTGACCATCTACTCAGGGGCTGCGAGCGAGGCTGACATTTTGAAGGCTATGCCACAGGCTATCCGCAAGATGTTGGACGAGGCTTCGGCATCTGCCGAGGTTGCACTTCGTAAGGCTGCCGCTTCGGAAGCCGCCCTCATTGCCGAGCGTGAAGCCCGTGCTGATGAGGCTGCGGTTATCAAGGCTGCTGCTTGGTCGCACCTCAACATTGACCCCACCATTGTCGGCCCAGCGCTTCGTCGCCTTGCCGAGTCCGATGGCACCCTTGCTAACGAGGTTGTCAAGGCACTCGACAGTGCCAACGCCCTGATGGACGCTAACGCTGTCTTTACTGAAATCGGTTCAGACGCTGTTGTTCCTTCGGACGACGCTTTCTCAAAGATGGAAAACTTGGCTAAGGCCGCTGTTGCTTCTGGCACTGCCCCTTCGTTCGAGGCCGCTTTGATGTCAGTTGCGCAGTCGAACCCCGACCTGTACACGCAGTACCTCAACGAGAAGGCTCGATAGTCCATGGCTTTTGAACAGAACCCATACGCTGTAAAGGTCACCCTTACGGCTGACAACTCGCTCAGCAGCACCATCACCAACGGCATTGTGTCTTCGTCGGCACAGTTCAAGTTCGTGAAGATTGCTGGCAAGACCGCTACCATCACCGGCAACGTTGTTTCCGGTACGACTTCCATCACCGGCGTTTCGTCGCTGGTCGGTGTAATCACTGGTGCCAACGTTTCTGGTACGGGTATCCCCTCGGGTGCCTTTATCACCAACGTGAACATCAGCGGTACGACGTACAGCATCACGCTGTCTGCGCCTGCCACTGCTGCGCAGTCGTCTTGCACCTTGACGATTATCCCTTCGTCACAGCCTTACCAGAACGGCCCAGTCGCCACCGCAGTTTCGGCTTCGACTGACCGCCCAATCGGTATCCTTCAGAACCAGCCAATTACCAAGTTGACTTCCACCTCGAACGTGCAAAGTTTCTCAGAAGCCGAAGTCACGATTTCTGGTGTGTCAAAGGTTATCGCTGGTGGCGTTGTTACCGCTGGTGACGCAATCACGATTGACTCGCAGGGTCGTGCTGTCACGGCGACGTTTGCCACAAGCACCACCTACGCCCCCAACTCCTACTTTGTACTCGGAACCGCTTTGACCCCCAGCACGGTTGCTGGCGACGTTATTACCGTCGCTGTTGCCGCCTCTGCTGCTGGTCGTGTGGCTTAGTCAGAAAGGCTAGTGAAATAAAATGCCACAGCCATCAGTAAACAACGTTCACATTGACGCAATCTTGACCAACATCTCGGTTGCGTACTTGCAGAACACCAACAACTTTATTGCCGACAAGGTTTTCCCTGTGATTCCTGTTGACAAGAAGTCCAACCTGTACTTCAAGTACACCAAGGACGACTGGTTCCGTGACGAGGCTCAGCGTCGTGCTGACGGTACGGCTTCCGCTGGTTCAGGCTACGGTCTTACCACGGACACCTACCAAGCCGACGTGTTCGCCTTCCACAAGGACATTGGTGACCAGACCCGTGCTAACGCCGACAACCCCCTCAACCCTGACATGGAAGCGACCCAGTTCGTCACCCAGCGTCTGCTTCTGCGCCGTGAGGTTCAGTGGGCTACCGACTTTTTCCAAGCCGGTGTGTGGGGTACTGACGTAGTTGCCGGTGCCTACTCTTCGGGTGGCACCACTTACGTCCCTGGTACGACTAGCACCATCAAGTGGTCGGACTACACCAACTCGCTTCCCATCGTGGACGTTGAGTACGCTAAGTACGCCGTGTTGCAGAACACGGGCTACGAGCCTAACACCATGGTGTTGTCCTACCCCGTATTTCAGAAGTTGAAGGCTCACCCCACGCTGGTTGACCGCTACAAGTACACCCAAGCCGGTGCCATTGTCACCGAAGACCTGCTTGCGCAGTTGTTCGGTCTTGACCGTGTGCTGGTTGCCAAGGCAGTCGTAAACACGGCTGACGAGGGTGTCTCGAGCAACTTCAACTTCACCGCCAACAACAACGCCCTGCTGTGCTACAGCGCACCTAACCCCGGTCTTATGACCCCCTCGGCTGGCTACACGTTCATGTGGACTGGCGTTTCGGGTGGTCTTGGTACGACTGTCGGTGTTAGCCGCTTCCGTATGGAAGAACTCAAGGCTGACCGTGTTGAAGGTGAAATTGCCTTCGACGACAAGGTTGTCGCTGCCGACCTCGGCTACTTCTGGAACAGCATTATCTAAGTTCCAAAAGTCTCAAGTGGGAACCCCCTGCCTTCGGGTGGGGGGTTTCTGCTTTGTAGCGTGGTATAGTGAAAAGTATGACTACACCCACACACCGTGTCGCAAAGTTCCTCCCTGCCGGTTCCGTCAATTACCACGTTGGCGACCTTGTAGATGCTGGCGATTGGAATAACACGCCAATGCTTGTAAGTACCGACTACCTTATTCCCCTTAGTAAAGGTGAAATCGAGGCACTACAGGCGCAGGAACAAACGTCTGAACCAGAACCTGAACAGGACGATGCCGAAGTGATTATTGAAATCACCACGCCCCTGAAGAACAAGGCAACGGCTAAGAAGGCTACTGCTAAGAAGTAGATTTACAAATACGTCAGGTATCGTTGTATTTGACTATGCGGTTATTTATTTCCGGCCCTATGAGGGGCATTCCCAACCACAACTTTCCAGCATTTGAAGAAGCACGGCTTCGTCTACGCAATAAGGGAAATGATGTGTACTGCCCTGCTGAATCAAATGTAGCGTCCGAAACGCCAGAAGAATTGTCGGCGTTGATGAAATCACACTTGGAACAACTGCTGAAATGTGATGCCGTAATTGTTTTGCCTGGTTGGTCACGAAGCGAAGGCTCCAAAGTAGAAATCACCTGTGCCGTTGCATCAGGTATTCCTATCTACGCCTACCATAAGCATCGCCCCGAAGTATTGGAACTGCTTACTAACGTAAAAATCATTACACGGGCAGAAATCCTAAATGTCTAAGGATATTTGGACTGACGGAACAACACCAGATTGGCACGACCCTACCAATCCGTGGAACGACCACCCATTTGTACGCACGGGTGGCGAACTAACTCGTGGTGAAAAGGCTGCGGATGCGGTACGAAACAAGATGGGTAGTTGGGGATTTGTCGGCACTTTCCTTACTTTTATGGTTATTTGGGCAGTGCTAAACGTTTATTGGCTGAATAACAGGGGATTTGACCCCTACCCCTTCATCTTGCTCAACCTGTTTCTTTCTATGTTGGCTGGACTGCAAGGTGCAATTTTGTTGATTGCTGCCAAACGTGCTGATGCTGTATCTGCCGAACAAGCACTAGCCCACCTGAACCTATCCCGTGACAGTAGTGAAATACTGCAAAAGGTCGAACGAGAACTTGCCCGTAATACCAAACTGACGCACGATTTACACGCACTACACGCTGAATTGCGGAAGTTATTGGAAAACCCAAATAGTGTGAAAGAATAGAAACAGCACAAACCTACAGGAGCAAAAGTGGCGCAGGTATTTTTCAATCAAGGGTTGACCGCCATTTTCAACCAACTTTTGATTCCTACGTCTGGTTCTACCCTTCAGGAACCTGCGTACTACGTTGGTCTTTTCACCGGATTGAGTGGCACAACGGTTCCCGACCCCAATCAAACCCTTTACTCACTAAACTACAATGGGTACGAAATCTGGGGCAGTAGTGGCAACTTGGCATCTGGCTATTCCCGTCAGCCCGTGACGTGGAATGAAGTTACTACTGCTACGTCATACATCGTGCCAGACATTTCCACCACTACATCTGGCAGCGCAAACATTGGCGATTGGTTCATTGGACTTTCTAGCACCGCTGGCGTGTCTGTCGGAATGACAATAGACATTGGTTTTGGAACCGGCGTGGACGATATTCGGGTCATCACCGGCATCAACGGTTCGTTAGTCACCCTTTCATCGCCAATTTCCAATTTCGCTTGGGAGAATGGCACCACTGTCTACATTGGCGACAGTGTAAACGGTCAAAAGTCCACAGGCAATCAAGTCACTTTCACTGCTACGGGGTCATGGCCGCAAGTTAATGGCTATTTCATCACAGACTCCGCTTCCAGCACAACAAGTGGAAACATTTACTTTGCCGCCAATTTTGCCGATGGTTCAGCAACCAACAATGGCCCAACTTTAGGTGCAAGCGACACGCTAAAGGTCACGCCCACTTGGTTGCTGAGCAACTAAGGATGACCCGTCGAGGGTGAAATGGCACGTACACCGTACACACTGAATAGTTATGTAGGCGAACCATACGCCGCTGTACTAACAACGTCTATTGGGTCTGCCGACACTACTATTTCACTAACCTTCAACGAAGGTATTGGCTCGTGGACGGGATTGGGTGTTGACGGTGGTTTCTACCTTGCCATTGACTACAACATGGTCAGCGAAGAACACATTTACGTTCCGGCAGGGTCATACGATTGGGCAAGTTCTACCGTTGTACTAAATGATGTTGTTCGTGGATACGACAATGGTGGAAATGGCGTTCCTCACGATGCAGGTGTAGCGGTTGTTCCAATTATCACCGCAACAGATACACGGGAAGCCAACTACGTGGTATCCCAAACCGTTGGTCAAATCCAAAACTACGGCGACCTTCTTATCGGGGCTAGTGAAAACACCCTCGAGGCGTTGCCAATCGGAAGCCCTAATCAAGTATTAGGTGTTAGCCCAGACGGTTCTACATTGGAATACCTGACTGTCTACGGTCAGCAGGGGCCACAGGGAAACGATGGTGCGCAAGGTAGTGCTGGAAGCCAAGGAAACGCTGGGGCGCAAGGTGCGCAAGGCGTACAAGGCATTCAAGGTTCTATCGGTGTCCAAGGAGTACAGGGTAATCAAGGGGTACAGGGAAACCAAGGAACTACCGGATTTCAAGGCGTACAAGGTGTTCAGGGTAGTGCTGGAAACAGCGGTTCGCAGGGTACACAGGGAGTACAGGGAACGACTGGTAGCCAAGGTAATCAAGGCACTACAGGGGCGCAAGGCAATCAAGGTTCAGCAGGCAATCAGGGTAATCAAGGGACGCAAGGCTCGCAAGGTAATCAGGGTACACAGGGTACTGCTGGAACCAACGGGTCACAGGGTGTTCAGGGTGTTCAGGGTGCCACCGGCGTACAGGGTACACAAGGTTTTCAGGGAAATCAAGGTGACCAAGGGGCGCAGGGTTACCAAGGCGTAACCGGAACAACTGGTAATCAGGGTTTTCAGGGCTTGCAGGGAAACCAAGGTTTCACCGGCGTACAAGGAAATCAAGGTTTCACTGGTGCGCAGGGGGTACAGGGTGTTCAGGGAAACACTGGTTCACAGGGTACTCAAGGAAATCAGGGTTTTCAGGGAACACAGGGTATACAAGGAACGCAAGGTGTACAGGGTGTACAAGGTGAAAAAAGTGCCGCCAACGCCCACGCAGCCGTAAGTGCCGTTTCCACCAACAACTTGCCAGCGACTTACGCAAACGGAAGCGCAGACGCAGAAAACGGAACGGGTGTTGGGGCAACCATTACCGCAAATGCCAATGGCGCACTCGGGGCTATTGACGGTGTAGCAATGTCCGTTGGTAGCCGTGTTCTTTTCACTGCACGAACCAACGCCATTGAAAATGGCATTTACACGGTAACAAGTGTTGGCTCACCAGGTACCAAGTACGTCTTTACCCGTGCCACCGACTACAACAACCACGTCACGGGTCAGGTAGAAAGTGGCGACTATGTGTTTTCTACTGGCGGAACACTTTACGCAGGAACAACGTGGGTTCAATACAATGATGGTTCCAACCCTGACGGAACAATCCGCATTGGAACAGACCCCATCAATTTCACGCAAGCAGGCGGTGTTGGTGCGCAAGGCCCACAGGGTGCCACTGGTTCGCAGGGCGCTGGCGGTGTTATCAGCAACTACGGTTCGTTTTACTCGACGGTAACCCAGAACGCCACTACTGGTGGAGCCGCAATCCGTTTTGACACTACCAACGTCGCCAATGGCGTGACCCTTGTTAGCAATGGAACATACCTAACTCGTATTACTTTCCCCACAACGGGAACGTACATGATTGACTTCTCTGGTCAGTTAGCGGTCACGGGTGGAGGAAACCGCACCGCCAACTTCTGGCTAGTTAAAAACGGAACTACCGCTGTGGCAACCGCCTACGACAATGTTGTTCAGAACAACTCCCCAGCACTTACCTCGTGGACGTACCAAGTAAATGCCACGGCTGGCGACTACTACGAACTGTTTTGGAACGGTGATACAACTAACCTTCAACTTCAGTTCAGCGCCGCTTCCGCCCCCGTGCCTTCCGTTCCCTCGGCGTTTGTTCGTGTCACTCAAGTCACCTATCAGGGCGCACAGGGAAATCAAGGGTATCAGGGTACACAAGGGGTTCAAGGGGTACAGGGTTATCAGGGAACCCAAGGAACTCAGGGAAATCAGGGCTATCAAGGCTATCAAGGTATTCAGGGGCCATCAAATGGCACTGCTGGTGGCGACCTTAGCGGAAACTACCCTAACCCCACCGTTGCCAAAATACAAGGGGTTGCGGTTTCCAATGTTGCCCCCACGAGCAACCAAGTGCTTCGCTACAACTCGTCCACCAATGCGTGGACACCGGCAACGTCTACGCTTCTTATTCCAACCACCACCAAGACGGCAAACTATTCGGCAATTCCAAATGATTATGTCGTTTGCAATCCCACGTCGGCTGGCATCACCATTTCACTACCGTCGGCTCCGGCAAACGGTTCAGTAGTTTCGGTATGCAACCTTTCTACCGCTACACAAACTGTCACAGTAACTCCAAGTGGTTCAGACGTTATTTCGGGCGGTAGTTCCACCCTTGCCTACGGGTTTTTCAACTCCCGTTCGTTTGTCTACGACGCAAATAACACCACATGGTTGCTCCAAGTAGACGAGTGGGGAACTACGGCTGGTGGCGACCTTACGGGGTCGTATCCAAATCCCACTGTTGGTGGAATACAAGGCTTCCCCGTAGCCAATACAACGCCTACAAACAATCAAGTGTTGCGCTACAGCACTACTACGAACCAATGGTCGCCAGCAACCTCGACGCTTCTTGTTCCAACGGTCACTACCAACGTCAGTTACAATGCTTTACCAAATGACTACGTAGTATGCAACCCAACAACTACGGGTATTACGATTTCACTACCCAGCGCACCGAGCAACGGGTCAGTTGTATCGGTTGCTGCCCTGTCTACGGCTACCTACCAGACAGTAATCAGCGCATCAGGGTCAGACACCATTCAGGGTGGGTCAATTACTCTTGCTTCTGGTCTGTACAGTTCGGTGTCATTTGTCTACGACAAAAATGCCAATACGTGGCTGGTGCAATCACAAAAAGGAAATCAAGGCAATCAAGGTTTTCAGGGTTATCAGGGATACCAAGGTAATAACGGCACAAACGGTGCGCAGGGAAATCAGGGATACCAAGGCGTACAGTCATCAGTAGCCGTAGGCACCGTTTCCACCACTACGTATGGCAACCCAGCATTAGTTACTAATACGGGTACTGCTGGTGCCGCAACTTTGAATTTCACCATTCCCCAAGGGCCACAGGGTGTTGCCGGAACAAATGGAACCAATGGTTCGCAAGGTAATCAAGGGTATCAAGGTGTGCAAGCATCGGTGGCTGTTGGTACGGTTTCTACCACATCATACGGAAACCCAGCCGTTGTCACAGATACAGGAACCGCAGGCGCAGGAGTACTAAATTTCACCTTGCCACAAGGGCCGCAGGGTGTCACTGGCACCGCCGGAACGCAAGGAAATCAGGGTTATCAGGGGGCTTCCTACGCCACCACATCTGTCACGTCGCTAACCATCGCCACAGGTACGCAGACATTCACCGTAGGCACCAACCTTGCCTACACGGTTGGTCAGACAGTTCGCATATTCAACAGCCCCAACTACATGAGTGGCACTATCACCGCTTACAACGCCAGCACGGGTGCTATGACGGTAAACATAACCGTCACGTCAGGTTCGGGAACGTTTGCTTCGTGGACGGTAAACCTAGACGGTTTGCAAGGCGTACAAGGGTCTACGGGTTCGCAAGGAAACCAAGGCTATCAGGGCTATCAGGGCTATCAAGGTGCCGGTGTCACAGGTATTTCACCAGGCGCAATTATCTACGGCAACGCATCGGGCAACTGGGTAGACACATCAACAGGTTCGGGCGGTGGTGCTGGTTCGGCTGGTCAATTGCTTACATCATACGGAAACATTGCTAATGGTGGCCCCGAATGGGCTTCGTATGCAATTCACCGACCTGTCTCCGCAGTTACCACTACTAACGTTTCCGGTACGTATGTAGTTGGCGCAACGCTAACAGTAGCCAGTGCCACCTATGCGTCAAACTCGGCTACGTATACCTACATCAATACAGGTGTCTTCGCAACTGCCGGTTCCCTTGTAACCATCACGGGTATGTCCCCGACGCTACTAAATGGTACGTATGTAATTACTAGTGCCACCGCATCAACTTTCACCACATATTCAACCAGTGCTTCTAGTGGTAGTTCGACAAACCCAGGTGTTGCCCAAATTGGAAACCTAACCCTTGACTATCCCCTTGCAACAGATATGTTCTTCGGGCCAGCCGGTACTTTTACTACTGATGGCTGTTCTGCTTCCCTCAACACACGATACTTGCTTACAGCACAAACTACCGCTACGCAAAATGGTATTTGGGTTGCCACACAGGTGTACACGGGTACGTCATCAACAGTCCCCGCTTCTAACGCATCGTGGTCTGCTGGAACCATTACGTTCGGCAATGCAGGAAACGTATTTGGAAACCTTGGTCTTTCTGTTGGTCAATACATTTCAGTAACTGGTGCCACGGTTACGGGATACAACGGCGTTTGGAAAATCGCCACCATATCGTCAGGAACCATAACTACCGCAGGTTTGGTGGCTAATCCTGGAACGGCTAGTGGAACATTTGGAAACGTCAATGCGCCCGTAGTTTTCACCCGTGATAATGATGCCGACACAACAACCAAAATCTCATCTGCATTGGTTCAATCACAACTTGGAACAACTTATGGCGGTTCTTCTTGGCAAATACCATTTTCCAGCGGTACTTTTGGAACAAGCAACATTTCGGCGTATCAAATCCTAAATACCAACTCGTCGCTTTCTGCTACCAATAAATCATTCGGAAGTACTGGTTTTTACCTTTCTGGTAGTAGTGGAACTGTAAATGTTCTTGCAACAGGTTCTGTTGGTGGAACCCTGTACCTACCCACATTTGCTAGTGGTACAGATACCCTTGTTTCACTAGCCGTTTCCGCTACCCTTACAAACAAAACCCTTACGTCGCCTGTTCTAAACACACCTGTTGTAACAGGGCCATACGAAACCGTGGGCATTAGTGCAACAGCACTTAGTGGTTCAGTTGCGGCTTCTATTGCCATTGCCACCAACTCGGTCTACTACTACACAGCAAACCCCACAGCAACTTGGGCATTGAACATTACAAACGCCCCTACGGTTACGGGGCAATCAGCAACGGTAGCCATCCTTGTAAACAATGGTGCAACAGCGTATCTACCAAGCAACATTACGGTCAATACCGTTCAGGCTGGTGCTTCATCTTCTGCATTGCCCGTGCAGGGAGCCACAAACAACAACATCACGTCGTACTACCAAAATGCAACAGCGTGGTCAGCAGATGCTTCGACCCTTGATGTCTACACTATTACTGTTATCTGTACCAATGGGGCTACCCCTGCGTACACCTTACTTCTAGGATTGACCAAGTTCTAATGTCGCCAATTGTTTCTTCACGTGGTGGAATGTCTGCTTCTGCGTTTGGGGAATTTGCTACTGCATCAGCCCCTTCTGGTTTTGGTTCGTATC